TCATTTACGCTGACTTGCACTATTGGTCAGCAGGCTTATACGGTCAACGATTTCTCCAACGATGACATCCGCGAGGTTATCAGCGTTGTCAAGCCTAACTCTTTGAGGTTGTCGTATATTGATTACGATGAGGCCGAAGCCCAGTTCCTTGCTGTTGAAACACCGCAGGGTCGTCCTATGTTCTTCTCGTTCTGGAACGACCAGATTCATTTGTTCCCCAAGCCAACGGAAGCATACGAGTTGACGGTGCGCGCATATCGCCATCCTGAGGATTGGGTGACGAATGCCAGCCATCCTGATGGTCCCGATGCGTTTGATTTGCCGTTGGTTTACTATGTGACTTCGCGTGTCTACCAGTCGCAGGAGGAAATGAGTATTGCTCAGGAATATGAGCGGTCGTTTGCTGATGCTATTGGTTTGGCGCGTCGTGACTTGATGCGCCCCGAGTCGTACTCGCCCATGGTGTTTGCTGGTGGCAAAGCCATCCGACGCTGGAAGGGTACGGATTGGGATAGTGCGGTATGATTCGCGTTGTCCAAGCAGATGATTTCACGGGCGGGTTGAACCTAGAGGCCAATGTGTTCCAGTTGGCCAGCAATCAATCCAGCGATATGTTGAATGTTGACATCAACCCTAGGGGTGGTTTCCAACGGCGGCTGGGTTGCGTGCAACGCAACGCATCCGCTATTGGTTCTTTGTCTGCTGGTTCGTTCACTCCTCACCGTTTGTATCCTTGGGATGGTGAGCAGGGCAAGAAGTTGATGTTGGCCACAGATAACAAGGTGTTCCACAGTACGACTGGCAACTTCACCGATTTGGGTGTCACTAGTGATGCTACTTATGGTGCTGAGTTTGGTTCGTGGACAACGGAAGCCTCCAGTTATTTGTATATGTCGTTGGGTCACGGGTATGTGCCGCGCAAGTGGGATGGCACCACTCTCACAACTCTGACTGCTAGCGGTACTGGTGCTTGGCAGAATGATTTGGCTACGCCGAATGGTACTCATATGCCGAAGTGTGAGCATATTGCTGTTCATAACGAGCGGATATGGGTGGCCGATATTATGGAGGGTTCAACGCATCATCCCAATCGCGTGCGTTTCAGCCATCCTTTGTTCCCTGAGTCGTGGCGTGAACTGGACTATATTGATATTGTTGGCGGTGGTGGCACCATTACTGCTATTGTGCCGTTTGGTGGACATTTGCTGGTGTTCAAGAATCGTGCTGTCTTCGCCATTTATGGTTATAGCGAAGATACATTTCAGGTTGTTGAAATAACTAGGTCTGTTGGTACACCCAACTCTAAGGGTCTTGTTGCTACTGAGCGTGGCGTGTATTTCTTCTCGTATCCTGACGGCATGTTCTTCTATGATGGGAAGACGATTCGGGATATCTTCAAGAATGTTCGCCCAATGATTTATGATGCTGGAGTTTCGGAAACAGCCCTCGGTTCCATCAGTGTTGGTTACGCCAACAATAAGGTCTTCCTCAGTGTGCCTGCTGGTTCGTCTGCTACTGGTGGAGCATACCAGTATGACCAGTCTGGTATTGCCTATGATTTCTATGAGCGTAGTTATGGTGGTATCAGTCGCGCTAATCGCGCCACAGTTTCGTTTGTTTGGGATGAAACCGTAGGCAATGGAGCATGGACTGTTTATCGTACCGCGGATGGGTATGGTTTCGTTTCTCCGATTGTTTACGGCGACAATAATGGCAATACAAGTTTCGTTGCTGTTCACCCATATCAGCCGTATGCCTTCAACTTTGATGTGAAGAATACGCACAACGATAACTTCACAGGTACTCCCAGTTCGTATAACTCATACTATGTGATGCCTTGGCAGGATGCTGGCAACTATGTAACTAAGAAGTTGTGGCGCAGACCCGAGTTTGTGTTGCGTCGTGAAACTTCCGCTGTGAATCTTGATGTTTCCGTTTATCACGATTGGAATGCTGTTGATGTTCAGAAGTCCTACACCGTATCTAGCGAAGCGGCTGACACAACTGGTTTGGATTATAGCAACTGGAACGAGCCTGATTTGGGTTCTACTGGAGTCAAGGCTCATTCTTTGGGTCTAGCCAAATCTGTTCAACTGAAGATTTCGTCCAGCACCCCACTGCCGTGGTGTGTGAACTCAATCGCCTATAAGTATAACCCGCGGGGGGTGAAGGTCTGATGCCTATTGTGAAACGCACTTGGACCAACCCCTTGACCAACTCCCTGAGGGGCAGTGATGGTCTTGCTGTCCGCGCTATCTTTGCTGATTTGACCGAGTATCTGCGTGGACACATCGGTGTATGGGGGTCTTTCTCGGGCACCACCGACGCTAATGGTGATTTGACGGTTACGCACAACGCTGGGTTTGTCCCAGCGGCCGTGCTGGTAACCGAGGAGGATGCTGGGGATGTGACCAAGATGGGTCCATATCACATTGAAACCGTTACCGAAACCACCTTGCATTTGCATTTCTTTGACAAGAACGGAAACGACCGCGTTACCCACAATGTGGCAGGATATTACCATATTCTGCCACCCACCAGCGAACGATAAGGCTATTAGAGATGAGTGATTTCTATAATACTAACTGGGATTTGCAGGAGGCCCAAGCCCGCCGTAAGCGGGAGATGGCCCGTCGCGCCTATGAACTGGATGTTTCTAATATCGCTCAGCGTGGGCAGGAAAGCCTGCTGGAATCTCAGCGTCAGTATGCTCAGGGGTTCCAACCTAGGGTTACTGGGTTTGCACAGCGTGGTTTGGGACGGTCTGGATTATTCCGTAATGCTATGCAGGAGTATGCGGCTAATCAACAGCGTGCCATGGGGGATATCGCTCGGTCTACGGCCGAGCAGATTGGCGGTAAGCAGATAGAGGACCAGCAAGCGGCGCAGGATTTGCAGGACGCTCTGGACGCTATTCAGCGTGAGAAGGCTCAAAGTATCTATAACTCGGCGGCCACTCTGAAGGAGTGGGCACCCATGAGCGGATTGTATTCCTAGGAGATTATTATGGCGGCATTAGGTGTAACTAGAGGTTCCATGGGGAACAACAGGGAGTTTGCTCAGGAAGCGAAGCAGACTGCCCGTGATTCTGGGGCGGCCAGCGGGTCCCGCACTGGTAGCACCAGTACGGGTGGTGGACGGGGCACCCCGAACTGTGGTCCGAACGCTAGGTGGAACGGAACCCGTTGCGTCCAGAATACCCCTAGCGGGTCTTCTGAGGCCCGTTTGAGGGCCGAACTGGACAAGATTACCCCCGAGCAGTGGGCGGGCCTTGGAAGGGCAATGGGAGGCCAATCAGGGCAATCTGGTGGCGTGTCCCGTACTGGGTCTGCCGACCAGATGGAACGGAATGTGCAGGCAGGTCGGACTGCCAGTGGTGGACCCGTGGGCGGCCAGCGTCGGCTGGCACCCGATGTGGCCGCGGAACAGGCTGGCTGGGAACAGTGGGCTAGGGACTGGCGTGCCAAGGCGAACGCCGCGGCCGCGGCTGAGTATGAGCGTCTGACTGGCATGCCGTGGACGGGTGGGTTCCCTGAGTTCAATAATGGTTCTCAGTTTAGGGGAACTGGCGATAGCACGGTGACTGATGCGACAGGAACAGGCATGGGTGGAGCAGGTGGCCAGACCCCCGCTGGAACTGTCCCCGCTGGAACTGTTCCTGCTGGAACCGTTCCTGCTGGAACTGGCAATGTGACCATGGGCGGATTGACCACTAATCCGCTCGTTCAAGAAGCATTGAACAAGTTGAACGAAACAACTGGTCTTGCCAGCGCGGACATCGGTACGGCTTTGGCACAGCAACTTACTGGCCTGCAGAGCGTTGACCCGATGGCACAGTTCCGTTTCAACACAGGCAATGTTGTTATTCCCAATGCTCCTGCCGCTGGCTATTTGGACTATATCGGTGGTGGAACTGGTGGTGTTGAAGCAACGCGCGGACTTGGCCAGCAACTGTTGAACCAAGCATTGGGCAATATAGCCCAGTATTCTCAGGGTGTTGGTAATGCCGCACAGAACTGGCGCAACGCTCAGCAGAGCATCGCACGGAATACTGCAGATATTGCACAGCGGATGCTGGCAATGCAGTCGTTTGCTAATGCGCAGGCGATTCGCAATGCCGAACTGAACCGTCAGACTGGCATTCAGGACACCTTGTTGAATGCGATTCTGAACTTCGGCAAACTGCAGAGGTCGGGAAGCGGTGGTTCTTACAGCGTGCCGCAGATGCCGTTCAACACGATTACTTTGCCGAACTATGGCACGGTCACATACAACCCTAGCACTCTGTTCGGAGGCTGACAATGGCATTTGACCCCGAAGTATTACTGAAGATTCTGCAAAGCGTTGCTTCGCAGAATCAGATGACAACTCCTGCGTTGACAAGCCTGCCCATGGGCCTGTCCTCTAGCAGTATCACTAGCACGATGAACCCCGAGGTTCTATTTGCTAGTGGCCTGTATGACCCCAGTCTTGTGAATGCTGGCATTGAGGCGGCTTTGCGCGACCAGCAGTCGCAGTACGCTAAGGATATTCTGAATGCAACCCAGTTGCCTTCTGCTCCGTTTGAGTATTGGTCATACAAGCAGTTGCCACGGTACTCCAGCAACCCTGTGTTGGCCGAGTTTATGAGCGATACCGCCAATATGATATTGAATGGCGAACAGGGATACACAAATCCTGACGATGCAAAGGTCGCCATTGCTAGCGTTATTGGCTCTAGGCCAGAACTAGCCCCGTATGCCAACCTGCTTCCGACCATCCAGTCGGACATTGACACTTTGTTCAAGGAAAGCGAACAGAATCTTCGGGCGAAAGCCGAATACGATTTCAAGACGCAGAACGCTATTGCTGATGCTAATGCTAGGGCGCAGGCATTGGGTTTGTCGGAGCCGTCACGGCAGTCCGCTATGGCGGAATACTATAAGTCTATTGGTTTGCCCCAGTTGGCTGTTCTGCCAGACCCGACTGAACAGTTCCAACTTGACCCGTCTATCTTCCTGAATCAAGCAGAGAACAGTCAGGCTTTCCAGTTGTATCAGCAGTTAGACCGTCTGCGTCAGCGTGCTTCCATGCCAGAGTTTACGCAACTTCCGAAGCAGGTTGTTAGCGCGCAAGGAGAACAGGACAAGATGGCGCGTACCGCCGCAGAATCTGCGGCAAAGCGCATTGCTGAAGCGAAGAAGCAGGAGTTTATCACTCAGCAAACATCGGCTCGCAAGGAACCCAAGGGTAAATCTTGGTGGGACCCGCGAGGTGTTGTTGATGTGATGACTGGCAATGACCCCAGTAGTAAGAACGAGAGATTTGCTAGTGGCTTGAATGTGAAAGCGGACGCTTTGTATAAGAAAGTGTACGCCGAAGAACTGGCCAAGAACCTGAAGAAATACAGCAAGACGATTACCCCCAAGGATATCAGTCCTACCTATGGTTCTGTGAACTCTCAAATCGCCAAGACAGAAGCACTGTTGAAGAACCTGTTGTCCAAGGGTGTGACTGGTTCTAAGCAGGCGACATCAATGTTGACGAGCAGTGGCATTACGCCGTTCTCGCAAGCAATGAATCAAATCCTCACTAACGCGGCACTTCAAGGAGCCAAGAGAAGGTAATAATGGGAGCATTTGAGGACATCCTACGCAAGGCTGGACAAAGCACGGCAGGTTCTGCTGGCGGTTCAGTCAACCCAGCGATTCTTGCCAAGCAAGTTGAACTAGGCACTTCTTTGCGTACCGCCAACACACGGTTGGCGGGCAGTCCTGCACTGGTTTCTAGCGGCAAATACACTGATGCTTTGCGTCAAGCCGCGGCAGAGATTTCTGGCAAGGGCAGTTCACGCTATTCGCGTGGAATCGGAGGATGGATTCTTAGCGGCCTTAGTGGGGCCGC